GAGTTATCAACAACACACACAGCCGGTACACCTTGCGCCATCGCGCTGTCTGCCTGTGTCATGCTCTCACATGAGGCGTTAACTGTGAAACCGTTGTTGTTGCAGTACTTTACAGCCTCGAGGTTGTGGGTGTGTAGCTCGTGGTGTGTGTATGTATAACCCTTGGCACCACTGGATTTGTTAGCATCGACCAATGACTTAAGTAAGTCAAGCCTGATGTACTCCTTGTCTCCTTGCTCAGTGCTGAAGAAATCTCCAGCTTGGTTATGTCTCCATAGTTGACCAGCCTTTAAGTTACTAACGTAACTTGTTAGCTCATCCCAAGTACCACCTCTCAATCCTTGGCTCACTTTGTTCCAGTGCCAAGAGACCGGACCGGATTTTGCGTAGCAACCGCCGGACTGTAGGTGTGTACAAGTGGATGGGCATGAGCTCTCTTCGGTTGTGGTAACTGGCATCTTGCCAGTCTTAGCGTTAGAGGATTTTTTAGTAATGTGGACTAGCATTGACAAGATGGAAGTAGATGGATAATTAACCCTAAAGGGTTAGAGCGTCCTTGCGGAGTTGAACCGCAAGCAAAGACCCAGACGCAGTGACTACCTAGAAAGGTAGTGGTGCTAGTGCATCGTTGGTTGCACCGGTTTGCTCATAGCATAGCTTACCAGTAGCAACAGTGTTACCTTTTAGGTAAGACAGTGCTCTGACTGCGTCTCTGCTAAGAGACTGTACCCAGAAGCCGAAGCTCATGTTTGGGTTAAGCATAAGATTTACAATCTTAGCTCTGCTAACGTTGGAGTACTTGTACTCATAGCCATTGGTGAACCTAAGGTTTACAACCTTAGTGAATGGGTTGACGTTGATAGCTTCTACTGCTGTAGAAGTACGAGCTGAAGGAATTGATGTGAACATAAATCGAAAATTGTAAAGTGAACAGTGATGGAGAGTTGTAGTTAAGTTATATTATCTCTCTCACCCTAAAGGGAGAGAGAATATAACATAACGTAAACAACTCTAACCATATATCCCATTGTAGTCCCCATCCTGTCAACCTGTCAAGCTTTGTCAGCAAATGCTAACAGTATATAACTAACTACGTTAGTATATTACTGTTGTCTCAAGTGAGTCTAAGTCAGGCAACAGATCGCTTCTCTTGCGCGTTCTAGTAATCCGCGTGCGCCTACTCGGGCGCGGTTTAGTGGTATCCGCTCGGCTGCGCCTCGCTACCTCGCCGTGCTGTCACTTGGACAGTACTACATCATGGCAAACACCTTGCTATCACTGGCTTTGTTGTTGCGAGCGGAGCGAGCTGGACACCGATTGGACGCGCCCATGTCGCGAAAGTCTAGAATCGCGCGAACAATTAACGCAGGCGCGTGCGCTCGTTAGAAAGACCCCCTATGGGGGAAGCGTCCCTGTGGCGTCGTATATAATACACCTGAGACATTTTTGTCATTTTTTAAGGCTTTAGTATTCCTGCTAATCTAAGAAAATACAGAGTCAATAAAGTCCAAAATGCTATGTCAAATACTAAATTATGATTCATCTTCCTCCGGAAAGTACCCAATGGTAAACCCATCTTCCACTTCTTTTATCACTGCCTTATACACAGTGTCATCATGTTCTTCCATGTATTCGTCTATAGCCATATCGACAGTCTGTTCTGCTTTCAGATTGACCCATCGTTGTTCTAACCCTACCAACATGCCTAGTATTAACCAGTTAATAGGTGGGAAAGGAGTCTTTAGACTCTTATATAACTCTTTAAAATGACTAATATTTAATTTATCTTTCATAGTAGTATAGTGTAGGTAGTTAGAGGTGATATCTATAAGTGATATCCAGCTAACAGTATTTAAGAGGGAGAGTCCACCCTTCTCTCCCCTTATAGGTGGGGGTCGTTATATCCACCTTTCAGCCTTGCCTGTAGACTTACCACGAGCCTCTTTACGTTGCTCTACATTCATTCCCATTACTAGGTGGTTAGCACTACCTTGTGGGTCATCTAGGAATTGTTCTAGTATATCATTCCACTCCTCTCTCTTTCTTAACTTGATCTGTTCCTGTGCTGAGATACCGAAGGCATCTAGGTAGTATTTTACTCCCTGCGCTAAACAATCAAGCCTGTCGTCGTGTTTGACAGCGTATTTCTGTCTACACATTCTACTCATTTGGTAGAACAACATGTATAGAAGCCTTTCTTCTGGAGCTGCCTCTCTGTTGGAGTTATAGTCCCATTCAATGAGAGACCTATTAACAATAAGACGGTGTTGATTAAGAATAGGCTCGAGAGTATCAATAATCCTGTCTTCTTTTCTAACATTAGCTCTTACTTCTTCTATTAGTATTCGTTGTTTAGTTTGTTGTATATGTTTTTTAAATAGTTCTGCTACTATACCGTCACCGAAGTTAGATTCGATAACCATTGTATTAACATTGTATTTCTTGCAGCCTTTTAGTATGTCCAACAAGGTGTTGTCGGAATATCCATCCCTGTAGGCACGCATTTCGTGTACATATAGAAAGCCGTTCTTCTGCGAAATGTAGCAGGCGGCTGTCTCATCGGCTCCTCTACCGGAGGGGTCGACTGAGCAGATGGTTTCTTGGTAGTCAGTCCACTCGCCTTGTACTTGCATAGGAGAGTAGAAGTAATCTCCCGGCAAACCGACTGTTGGAAGGTCTTTAAGAACGTTCCGTGGGTCTGAGCACCATATGATATTGTCGGGTGCCTTAGTAGGATTGACGCTAGTAACGACAAGATCAGACATTTTGAGAGGAAACTTCTCAGCATCTGATAGACTTGTGTCCAGCATAAACTGTAACATAAAGTTACTACGTCCCATGGACGCTTCTCTTTCAACAAGGTCATCTTCTGTAAATCTGTCATCAGTAGGAGTCCAAGGTGTTGCACCATTATCTATGTCTTCTTGTAGCTGTGGAGCTATGAGTCCTTCAAAGGGTGCACTGTTTCTTGGGTATCTTGCGGTCCAAATAAACGGTTTGTAATTCCTAGCTGCCAATTTACGATAAATAGTAAAAGTAGTCTGAGGAGTCCCGAGATACATAATACGGCTATCGTCTTTCGGCGTAAGGATTGACTCGGCTTCAGTACAGAGTTGAAGAAGTTTTTCACGCATGAACTCCGTCATGCTGTTTCCCGGTACCTCTATGTCGTCCAGAATCATTAGGTCTGCTCTGCTTCCCGTTAACTGACCAGTAATACCAACACTTTTGACTGATGGTGCCTGATGAGGTGAGCATGCGACGTCGAAGGAAATTCTTGACCATCTGCCGTCGTCGCTCTTTGGTTGTAAGTGATTTAGCCATGGTGTTTCAATAATAAGTTTTTGTAAGAATATTGACATGTTATCAGCTCTTTCCTTAGAAGCTGATATTATCATTATTTTCTTTTCCGGGTCATTAAATAGAGTCCATAAAACAAAAGCACCAGTAATCCAGCTCTTGCCAACTCCCCTAAATGCCTGTATTTGTAGTCGCTTGGGACCACTCTGCAAGTAATCTGCAATAGCATATTGTGCCCTCGTAGGAGAAGGGAGATCAAGCTGGTCCCACAAGGCTTGTAGGAATAGCTTGAAATCGCTCTGTAAGGACGTTAAAACGTCTGTCATGTACAAATGGGGGTTAAGTTAATCATTAAAGATCTCATTGGCATTTAAGCCCTGTCTGTTAAGTGCTTTAGCCCAGTTACCTGTAGTAACAACTTCATTAACAGTTTTATCAGTTAATTTAGAACGTATTCCTCTTTCTTGAGGGTCAAAAAACATAACAAGGTCATCGTATGAGTTTTCAGGTACGCCTAATAAGATTCTGTCAGCTCGGTCTAATCCACCACTGCCTTCACCTTGACCAAAGTTACCTATAACTTGGTTGCCATCTTCATCTATATAGTTTTTACCGGGCTGCTGAAACCTTTGTGTAGTAGAGTTGACAGCATTTGGACTGTGTGGGCTTACTAAGTGCCCATCAGTTGTATTACCGTCTATCATTCTTTGAGCTTTTACTTCAGCTTTATAAGTCTTTAATTGTCTGTTTCTAATATGAACATATCTAGCTACTTTTTGGTAATCTACAGACGTCATTTGAGAAGCTGAGGTATAACCTTGCATTCTCATGTAATCTGGTATAGCAGTTTTTTGTGTAATAGTACTTGCTTTAGTAGCTTTTATTCTTTTTTGTGCAGACTTTTTACCGGTTGAGTGCTTTTGAAGTTTTACATCACCAAGGGTTTTTACATTATCCTTACCTATATTAAACTTTCCGTAAGTATCAACACCATCTACAAATACATGCCCATACCCTGCGGCAGATCCTTTATCTATAATGTCAGAACGAATAGCATCTTTTTTCTTTTTAAAGTTTTTATCAGATGTTTTAAGATGTATTGAACCATCTTTTCTGCGTTTTATTTTTAAACGATCTGCTTGAGAAATATAACCTTTTACATTTGATTTATTATCAACTAAATGTTTAACAACATTTTTAATTGCTGCCATTTGTTACCCCCTTTTTGGGTACTTTTTCCTGTATTCTGCCATTGCTTTCTTTCCACCTTTTTTAGCTTTTTGGAAAGCAGCATTTTTCTGTCTAAGCTTAGCTAAACGAGTTTCTGTAAACCCAGCCTTTTTAAGACCTTTAGTAATACGTGTATCACCACGTTGGTCTTTAGTTTTTTTACCAACACCTTCGCCTTTAGTTCTTCTGTACTTATCTAAAGGATTAGTTTTTTTAACTTCAGTTTTAGTTTTAGGATTTGAAGGTGGTTTAGTTCCTCCATTTGTTGTTGATACTTTTGGTTTGTTAACAGTTTCTTTTTGTTTGTTAACAGTTTCTTTTTGTTTGTTAACTGGTTTTTCTGCTTTGTTAACTTTAGTTTTTCTACTATCAAATTGTTTAGCACTAATTTTTGTAATAGTTGATTTCTGTTTGTTAACAGTTGTTTTTTGTTTGTTAACTGGTTTTTCTGCTTTGTTAACTTTTTTGTATCTTCCTCGGCTATCTTTTACATAACCTTTAGCTTTCATTTCTTTATCTTTTTTAGAGACATTTTGACTTGCTCTTTGGATTACTCCTGCTATACCTCTACGTTTTCCATCTGGTCCTTTTTGAAAAGGTTTTAAAGCATCTTTACCAGTTTTATACATTTGAGCTGCTAATAAACCTTTTCCAAGTAACTTGCCTCTGGAACCTATTTTTAAAACATTTTTAGCTACTTTTTTACCTTTAACTGTTCGGTAAAGTTTTGATAATTTATAATTTTTAAAAGCTTGAGTTCCATTTGGTCCTTTAGGAAAATCTGCTCTAGTTTTTACTTTTGGTGCCATTTTTAATTTATATGTTGATGAATAATTAATTCTCTAAGTGGCTGAAATCCGAATACTTTTCTCATCCATTCGAGCCAATTTCTACTACCTTTGTCTTGGTTACATTTTCGACAGGCACATACGATATTTTTCGTAAGAGTTTCTCCACCTCTGCTAAGAGGTATGACGTGGTCGAGTGTAAGTTCTTGTTCTTCATAAGTTTCTCCGCAATAAACACATTGACATTTAAAGTGCTGTTTAATAGCTCTTCTCCAGAGCCGTTTAGAATCTGAACTTGTCATGGTTATTAAATTGTGTAAGTAATGTTTTGGACTAGGTAGTAGAGGGGTCATTTACGTATTTTGAGTCGGCTTTTTCTATTAGTGGATTTCTTTTGGAGTCTTCCTTTGGTAGTACTCCCCTTATAGTGAGCAGCGTCGAGCCCATCACCATTTCCGTAGGTACCAAGTTGTCTATTAAGTCGATTTGCATTGACACGTAGGGCTAATCCCTTCTTTGTTTTGTTGTACTTTTTTTGTTGCTTAAGCCTGACAGCTTTAGCTTTTGGGTTGGATCTGTAGTATTTAGCTGTTTCTGCCATAGAGTTTCGCCTGTACTAATTCTGGATCAACAGTGGGCATAACCTTTGCAAGTTTAGACAGAGGGTTTCCGTCGTAAGCAACTCCGCTAATATCATTAGCTTTTAACCAATCACAAGCTGCTTTTAAATCTTGTGTAGTTGCTGAGCCGTCTTTAATACGACTCAGAAACTGTTTAGTAACTAGATTATGCAACTCGTTAAATTGATCTTCGGTTGCTTTTTTTTTCATGCTGTCCTTTTTTTCTTTTTCTTTTTAAGTTTGACCCTTTTTTCAATCCTTATAATATCGGATCTATTTTTATATCTTTCAGGATCAAGTCCTTTGACATAATCAGGTATTCTTATAGTCTTAATTTTTAAGATGTTGTTAGCCATTATCTTTTTTTAGCTGTTTTAGCTGACCTTTTAAAATTAGCAGCAGTTGGAGCACCAGCAGCTCCGGGTTTTCTCATCTTTTCGCCAGAACCTTTTTTAATTCTTAGACGTTTGGCGTGAATGTTTGCATAGAGTCCGCGTTTAGCCATTATGGTCCTGTAGTTCTGCTTGCTTTTGATGGGTTCATACTTGAACCTTTACCATATGGGTTATATGGTTTTTTCTTTTTCTTTTTCTCTTGTCTGTCAGAAATTGAACGAGACTTTGACCCATCCATGTCTATTGTATGTGCCATTATTTTTTCTTCCTCATTGCAGCTTTTAGCCTTTTCTGCACAGCAGGAGGCATTTTTTGCATGTTTAGTTTTAATTGACGAACTTGGCTTTGTTGTTGCAAAAGATTTCTTTTTTGCTCTTCAGGTTTACGTGCCATTGGTTTTTTCTTTTTAGGAGGTCTTCCCATTTGTGAACCATAGGTTCCGGGTCCCATAGGTGCCATAATTAACATTTCCATTTGCGAAGGGCAAGTGCCTTACGAGTAGGCTTGCCGTTTGGTTTTTTCATTGGTCCTTTTACACCCGACATGCGAGCGCAGAAAGATTTTTTCCTTGGACCACCACCGGGTTGCGGTGCTTTTAGGTTAGAGCCTGTAGCTCTGTTGTATTTTTCTCTACCAGCTTTGGTGAGTCCGCCAGTACGACTTTTATGTTTGCCTATTTTTAAACTGACGTTTGCCATTTAAAGTCCTAATCCTTTTTTGACGATTGCTAGAGCTTTATCATCAAGCTCATTATCACTCTGCTCTACTAGCTTTTCTAATAATTCAACGACAAATGTCTTGAATTTAGGTGACCTAAGTGCAGATAATACGAATGGTTTTACGATTGCTAACATGTTATTTGTTTGTTAATTGTATTGGTATCACGTCAGAGCATAGATGTTCTACCCGTGATCCGGGTCTCAGGGTGAAACCCTTGCGTTGTAGTTCGGCACATTTTAGAGCACGTACCAGCTCATAGTCAAGACGATCCTTTTGGATCTTAGACTCAGCCATGCGTTCACATTGCTTTGTCAAGTCTTTGTTAAGTGGAACTGAAAAGTTTAATTGAAACCCCCAGTTCTCTGAAATTACATAACCATCTTCTGTTTGTGGTTCTGTATCATTGCCCATATAAAATGGGCTAAATGTCATCGTGCTGCCATTGCAAGAAACGTTGCTACCAAAGGCTTGTCGGCTAGGTGCTCCATTATTTTGAAATTGTACAGCTTGATTTGTCACATTTCCCGTCGCGGCGGCGACTGGGTTGGATGAATTATTTGTATCTCCTTCAGCAAATACCGGACTGCCTACTGTGAGAAGACAGACAAGGAGTTTGTAGTGGAGTTTATTGTATAGTTTCTTGTGGTATCCCATTGTTCTACGACGCCGGCAGCTCTAGTTGTTGTTTCTAATACCCAAGGATCAGATGCGTTGGTAACAGTAAATGTTGTACCAGTTCCAGATATATCGGCTGAGGGTGTTATGTTTGTTCCAGACCAAGTATTTACAGCAGCTCCGAACACCTGACGTTGCTCTACCTCAGTTATAGTCTGAGTTGTAGTCGTGGTGCTATTCATCGAACCTGTAGTAAATTGTGGCGTAACTGTGTTGGCTCTAGCTATGCTGGGTGCACACAGAGCTAAAAGCAGAATTAATTTTTTCATACTTTTGTTGTTGGTTTTTTTGCCATTGGGCAATCTATTTTTTTACCATTGCCGTTTTTTCCAGTCGTCAAACCGAATGTGGCAAGGGCTCCAGTAAATACGCTGGCGACGAAAGTGATATCTGAGTTACCAGATTTCTTTACCATAGGAATGTCAACATAGTTCATAGTAATAATAAAGCCAGACCAGACAACTACGCCTAATCTAACTACTGTTCCCAGAAATTCTATTTGATGTTCTTTGTCTTCGGCTATATCTTTTACTTTTCCTAAGAAACTTTTTTCTTTGACTGGCTTATCTTCTTCCATGTTGTTTTAAGTATTGGTTTCATAGCAGTAACAACATATTTAAACGCTGCTGTAGCTGTAAGTGTAGCTGCTACTGACACAACCGCAGTTGTGGTAGCCGTTACTAAGATCTCAGTCTCAGGTACCGGCATTTGTTTGTCTGTAAAAGGTATGTCTACCTTTCTCATTCCGGGAGACTCCGGCTCTTTTTCAGAGGCAGTACCTTCAGGTTCTTCTTCTGTTTGTAAATCACTAGGAGGTACAACCATAGGAATGTAAGAAGGTACGTCTGCTGTAGGTAAAGGTATGGATATTGTTTCTATTGTCTCTACTGGTGGAATTACTATGGTGGGTATTTCCACTAAGCTGCTATCTCCATTGCTGTGATAGTACTACTACCTTGATAAAGAACACTACCATGATACCTGCCTAAATATGATGTTCCGCCACTATTTCTCCATTGAAGTTTATAGGTTGTTGATGAAGTTGTAGAGGGTGAATCTAAAAAATTATGAGAACCCGACAACATATATTCATCGCCAGTACCTCCTCCTCCATAAAAAGTTGAAAATCCAGCATAAGCATCTGAACCAGCAGTATTTCCTACTGCTGTACTGCCTCTTAGTAATTTAAAAGCAACAGCGATTCCTTGGGCTGAAGAGACAGTACCTAAAGAAATTATTATAAATATTTTACTACTTGTAGAAGAAGGTGTAATTGAAACAGACATTCCAGAAACATCTGTGAAGCTACCGCTTGTTGATGTGCTTGCTGTATCTGTTTTTGTTGTTGAGACAACTTGAAGAAGTTTTCCACCGCCAAATCCAGTAGCTGTTCCAGAACAAGTAGCATTACCCGGAAGGGTAACACTACCGTCTGAAGCTAATGTAATACCATCAGCACTAGCTGACGAGTTACGTACTGCGTCTACGATTATNCGNGACATCTTTTACCCTCCTATGGTTTTGGGTANTTNGCTTTAACTGCTGCAACGTGATCTTTCCATGTAGTCGTGCCATTNACAGCNTCTTTGTACTGCATGTCNAGCTGNTCGCCNANNGAAGCATATATGGTATCTGTTGTACCNGCTNCTCCTGTTCTTTGTGTTTTGTATAAGACTGCGGCTGCTGCATCGTCTATAGCTTTGCGAGCTGCTGCNACTTTGACNGCATCAAGTGTTACTGATTTGCCGTCTTTGTCAAACGCTCCNGCGGAGTCGTCTATTGAAACTACTGTGCCTGTGTATGCAGAGTAGATTGCTTCNTGATCTAATGCCATTGTTATTAAAAAANTNNTTGTTTGTTTGTTTGTTAAGCTGCTACTTCCATAGCTGTAATTGTTGAAACACAATTGTTCATGTAATTGTAATTGTCTTGCTGTGGAGAACTATTAACACCAATAATATAAGAAGAAGAATATGGACAATGTACTTGTATTTTATATGTATGTGCATTTGTATCATTAGGAGAATCTAAAAACTCTTGAGTTATGCAATCTGCAATCGCATATGATGCCATATAACTACCAAAAGAAGCTCTTTGTTGGCTTGTAGCACTAGAATTTATATCACCAATAAAAATATCATCACTACTATCTCTTAATAAACGCAAACTGTAATATACAGCATTTGTAAAAAGAACAAGAGAATATCTAACAAGAATTTTATTAGTACTTACACTAGGTGTAATACTCACACTTAAACCTGAAATATCAGTTAAACTTTGCGATTGAATAGTTTGTTTACTTGTTTTAACTGTTTGTTTTACTTGAAGAATTTTACCAAAGCTATCTGATGTTGTAGCTAAAGTAGCGTTTGCATCTGGCAATGTTAAGACTCTATGTGCACCACCAGATGTTGATGCTGGAGCCTGTAAGGATACTGACCCAGAGGTAGATCCGACTAATTTTACGGTCATGCTGCTACCTCCATTACTGTAATACTACAAGGACAACGCATATGTTGATTATAATTACCAGAAGCACCTGTAGTTCCTATTCTTCCTGTATTAGCAAATGTTTTCATCATTATTTGATAAGTATGTGCATTTGTATCTGCTGGTGTATCTATATACATAAAACTACCCATATCTGAATAATTAGTTGTGGCTAGTCTTATTCTCATAGTTCCACTTTCTTGGTTATTACCAGAAGCTGCACCAATAGAATTACCATCTATTTCTGTTCCATCTTTTCCTATTTTAAAACCAATAGTTCCTTCAGCAGCACTATTACCACCATATACAGTTACATTTACCAAAATTTTGTTATTTGTTGAAGATGCCGTGATTGCTTGAGCTAATCCTGTAATAGTCACATAACTTGTACTTGTTGTTGAAAAAACATCTGTCTTTACCGTTTGTAAAACTTGAAGAATTTTACCTGTATCTATACCAGATAAACTACTTCCACTAAAAGTTGTTGCGGTTACTAGACCGCTTGTTCCATTTATTGTTACTGGCATTTATATTATTACCCATGTTTCGCCAGAACCTACAGTGACTGTAGCTCCTGAGTTTACTGTTATAGGACCAAACGTACCAGCGTTCATATTATTAGAAATAGTATAGCTAGTAGTTATTGTTGTCCCATTTTCCCAAAAAATCTTATCCGACCCACCACCTGTTGCACCAGCACTACCTTCAGCCCATGTAAGACCTCCGGCTGCACTGGATTTTGCAGTTAGTACATAATCATTTGTAGGAGTATTATCTATATTTAAATCGGCTTCTTTAATGGTACTGTCTTTAATACCATCTCCACCTGTTATTTTTGTTAGTGCCATTATGCTGCTACCTCCTTTGCTGTTATGGTCGAAGCAGTAGCCCAACCATAACTGGTAGTTTCATTATGTGTTCTATTTATATAGGTGTTACCATTACTGTTAAGACTTTTAGTTTCTATAGAATATTGAACTTCTGATGTTGTGTTTGGTGTATCAAGAAATTCTAAATTTGCTGGCATACTTCCATAATAATGATCAGTTGCACTAGATCTTACAAAAAATGAAACTTGACCATAACCTCTATCTGTTCCAATGTCAATAAGAGTATCACTTCCGCTAACTGTTCTTACTAAACGACCATAGCTCATAATGCTTGTAGCAAACGCTATTTGACAAGAAACTAATATTTTATTACTAGAACTAGTTGGTGTAATCTTTACACAAAATACACTTCCAGAACCACCTTGATCTGTACCGGGTATTTTTGTAAATGTGTTGCCAGTAACACTAGAAGCATCTACTTTTTGTGTTTGAACAACTTGTAGAATTTTACCAACACCACCTGACAGGTTAGATATAGTTGTACTTCCGTCAGCAGCTAAAACAATATTGTTAGAACCAGAGGAAGCATGTTTTAAATTTGTTGCGTTTAAAGTTGCCAT